GGTCTTGATTCATTCAGCGTAAGAAAAGAAAAACTCATCCATCATACGATTAGCATTCTCTTTACCAAATTTACTGGACATGTATCCTAAAATTGGATCTAATTTTTTCATGTAAACATCAAAGTCTTTGTAGAATGATGTGTCTTCACCTGTTGGTTGTGCTTCATCAATCATACTACGATAGACCTCAAGATACTGTCTGAATTCTGGTAGATAGTTATCTACTTCATCAAAGGTACAGTACCTTACAAAAATGTTCTCTGAAAAATGGTTTCCCATCTCAAAGAACCGATAGTCTTTCTCTGCTTTAGGTAAATTGGGTAGAGAAAACAAAAACTTTTCAACTGGATGTTGGAAGTCAAATACAATAATGACTTTCTCTTTAAAGAATCCCATGAGATCCATACCAAAACAGGGAAGATAACTCCCTGTCTTAGGATAGATTACATTGTTATAGATATCTGATTTCTCGTTGTAAATATCTACTCGTCTTGACTTTATAAAATGTGGAGCAGTAAAGATGTCTGCTGTTAAACTCAGATTACCTTTACCTTTCCACTCACACCACCGTGAATCAAATTTAAACTCAGGGAAAACATCATCAAGAACTTTTTTGTAGTTGACCCAGAGGTCAACTGTGTTAGTCATCAGATGCTAGAGATGCAAAATAGGATAGTGCATCGTCATCTTCAACAACTGCTTCCTGTTTTACAGGAGTAGGAGCACTCATCTTAGCACGAAAGTCTGACTGTGGAGCAGCAGCAACTGGTTCATACTCTTCACTATCTACAGATGGTGCTGTAGGACGTGGAGCAGACCCTAGAACAAGGTTTAACCTCTTCTCTAGGTCTTCGTATGATTTGAACTGATCTCCTGATGTGAACGCTTCTAGTGAGTGCTCTGACTTCCATGTTGATTCAAGTTCAGTATCGTCTGCACTAAGAGCACTAATACTATCAAACTCACTGCTGTCATAATTCCAGAAACCTGCTACCTTTTTAATCTTTAACTTAAAGTTAGCACCTTCCCAAAGATCAAACACATTTACTGGTGTCTCGTCTTGGAACTCAGGTTGCATTGCTGCAAGAATCTTGTCATGAATCTTCTTGCCATACTTGTATAAGAATACCTTACCCTCATTCTCAGGGTGCTTAGGATCTTTTACAACTTGAATGTTACTGTAGTAAGAGAGTTTTCTCTTCTGTCTACGTGCAGTATCTTTATCTGCATCTTCACCACTGTTCCATAGTCTACGATTGATCTCACCAACTGGATCTTTATCTCCTAGTGTAGTAAGACTGTTCTCTATGTACCAACCACCAGGTCCTTGGAATGCATGAGAGTAAACCTTTGCCCAAGGTACTGTTTCACCATCTGGTGCTGGTAAAAAACGAATGACAGCGTAACCATTACCTGATGCATCTACTTCTGGTTTCCAGAAGCGTTCATCAACTTGTTTGTTACTAACTGTCTTTTCTAATTCTTTCTGTAAAAATGATAGATTTGATTGAGATTTTTTCTTTAGGTCTGCGAATGACATATTGCTTTAGATTTAATTGGATTATTTGATCAAAAAAAGGGGGGAGGTTGGATTACTGTGTACCAACAAAAGATGGGCATTACTACAGAGTAAATACATCTTTGCCTAAGACCTATCTGGTAAGATAGTTCTGCCATTCCTGACAGCGAGCACCACCTCTGTCTCATCACCTTAACCAGCGATTGCCAGTAAGTTTATTCAGTCACTCCCATACCCGATGATCAGTCAGGTATATACTATTTATAACACATCTAGGAGTGTTTGTCAACATGTTTTTCAAATTCATCTATCTTTGTCAGCAAATCATCAAACATCTCTCTGACATCTAAATCTGAGTTACCACCTAGCATTATAACTGCTTGCTTCATGTTATCAGCAACTTGTTTTGCTTCTGGATCATCACTCAACATGAGACGAGCATGAAATACTTTTTGTTTATCTAAGAGTTTCCTTAGTGCTTCAAAATACTCTAACTTTCTCTCTTTATTAAGGAGTGCAAGATTAGTTACAGATCTGAAGCAGAACTCTTGAAGGGCAGCCATCTCTTGGATGTCACCACGTACTAATTCTGATTGAAAAAATTTGCTCATACTAGCATTAATTTGGCACGACTTGTTTTCTTCATAAAATTAAGTTGTTGTGCTTCATATTTAAGCTTTTCTTTAAGTGGTTTTGATATCAATTTAGATACGGATTCCACTTCTATTTCATTTAGATCACAAAGGTGTAGCACTGAATCTATGTAGTTCATATCTTCATTTGTCACAGCTATTTTCTCTACCTCTTGTGAGAATTTTGCACTAGTCATAAATTTATCTTCAAGTAAGTTTTTCTTTTCCATATGTTTGGTATTCGTCTATGTACTCAATGAGTTTAAGAAGATATTCCTTCTTAGGTGGTTTGATGACGACCTGAGTTTCACCATTCTCACAAGCAACTATAGTTACCAATTGTTTGACAGTTAAACCGTACAGTTCTTGAAGACAACAAGCATATGCTGTCTCTTGAACAAAATAATCATACAAATATTGTTCTTTCTTCGGCTCGGCAGAAGTTTTAAAATCTATGATGGATAATATACCATCAAATTCTGCGATACAATCTACACGACCTGCAATTTCTAAATGGTCTGAGTAGAGTGCTGCTTCTTGCAGTAATATATTATTTATACGATCTAATGTACGTTTACTATTATTAAACATGACTACAGGAAGTGGAGTCTCCTTATAATCATTTAACTGTAACTCATTGTTAAAGTAATCCTCAACTATAGAATGATACTTTGTACCACGTGATGCAGAGCGTGAGGAAATTGCTGCTGCTTTATCTTTACCGATACGTTTTCTCCATCTAGCAAGACTCTTTTGCTTCTTAATGTTATTACTAATAACAGTAGTAACTGATGGATAATGATCACCTTTAGGTGTTAGGTAAAGTCTTTTACCTTCTACCATTTCTGCTTTCATATCAAGAGGAGAAAACTCTTGATGGGTAAAGATAGTTTGTATCATAATCCTAATGTCATCTTGCTAATAAGGTATGACTTAACTAAACCAGAACGAACAATGTCACTGACTCCAAATTCTATTTCAGAAAACTCCTCCATACCTTGAAGGATGCGTTGGAAATCTAAGATACCATTACGTTCATTTGTTTTAACTAAATCTGATTGATTTACATCACCACAGAATACTATCTTACTATCTTGACCCACACGAGTTATAATAGAATCAAGTTCATGGAAGTTAAGATTTTGACACTCATCAACAATGACAATAGCATCGTCAAGAGTAGTACCACGGAGAAATGATGTAGACCAGAATGAAATAGTCTCTTGGTTTTTAAGGTTGTCATATAACATATCAAAACTAGTTTGGTCAGGCATGTGGAACATATTTCTCACCATATTTTTATATGGTATCTGATATAGTTCTGATTTATCTTCATGAGTACCAGGTAAGAACCCAATCTCACGTGTTGATACAAGAGATCTTACAATATAAACTTTCTCATAAGGTGACTCTTCATTCATCACCTCTTTAAGTGCTAAGTACAATGCAATGAATGTCTTACCTGTACCTGCTGCACCATATGAAAATAGATTTTTACCTTTACTCCACTCTTTAAAGAAGATCTCTTGGTTCTCAGTAATAGGACCAACATCAAGAAAGTAATTACTGTTGATAGGTTTCTTCCTCTTCAACATTTTCTTGGACATACCTGTAGGTGAAGGTGTTTTCTTTTTAACTGCCATAATTTACCATTGATATCCTTCTTTTGATTTGGGACACGATCCGAAGTTAGGATGTTTTTTAACCTGACCCATAACATCTGTCCAACCAGGATGTGTCTTCCTCATTTTGTCTCTCCAGTCTCCAACTTCACCCATGCTTGCTACACCTGCCATCCAATCTTTATCCCAATCAGGATTGTCTATCCTCCATTGCTCATAGTCTTGAATAGTCATGCGAAACTCTTTTGTTTCTCCAGTTTCTTTATGTTTTACATTATAGGTTGGCATTAATTCCACTCCAATGCTTTAGATATGATAGGAAATTCTTCTTTAAATATATCTCTACATTTTTCAGCAATTTCCATGTGTTCTTTTTGCGTTCCATGTCCAGAACGTAAATCTATGTAGTGTATCCAAGAACGTAATGTCCCTGTCATATACAACTTAGTTGGTGTTGCTAACGGGAGAACAAATCTCGCACATTCCTTCGCAATACCCTCACGTATAAGTTCATTGTATAAGTCCATTCCTTCAGCGAAATATGCTTGAATTTCTTTCTGAAGGAATTCAACTTGTTTCTGTGGTACATCATCAATAGAATTCTGTCTGTTCTTTTCGTCTTGTCTTCTTAGATCAGGCACAGGTATTGCTCCTAAGAAATTTGTATTAGCATAACGCTGACTAAATTCTTGGAATGTAAATGATCTGTGTCTTAATATTTGTGCTGCTAATCCTCTAGTAGTTTCAATCTCTAGAGTCATGTGTGCTTGTTCAAAAATTGACCAGTGACCGTGCTTGATGCAATAACCTAGCAAACCACTTACGTCTGGATTTGATTGATTCTTTGGGTTGCTCACCCGTGCTATGTAACCTATTGTCTCCTCCGCTTTGGGAGTAGCCGTGATTAGTTTCACTTGTTGCATTATGTTTTATACTTCTACGAATTAATTTTGCGTACTTGACATCCTCTTTAGTATACCACTTAGAGTTTGCTTTGGCAAGCTTTATTAATTTTTTAGCAGTTTTTCTTTCTTTTCTCTGACTCTCTTCCATAGAGTCTCCTTCTATACTTGTTATCAATAGGTATTTATACGACTTTTTAAACAAAAAAATCTGGGAAAAAAATTTCCCAGATTAATGAAATCAAAAAATCAATTTTGATTATACAGCAGTAGTAACTTTCTTAGCTACCTTTACACCACGATAAACAAGGTCTTGCTTAGATGTGGATGTTTGCTTGTTGTCATTGGTGTTGTACTTAACACCACGATAAGTGACTTGTGCCATTTGGTTTTCTCCTAAAGTAATGGGCGGTTTAGAGCCGTTCCTTCAGTCGTCTTTTGCGTCCCCAAAACATACTGGATCAGTATGTGCTACCACAACCCTTGTTATTTCCAATCGCTCAGATTTATTAGGATTGTTACTTACAGAATCTAATAGTTCAGCAGCATGATCACAATCAAGTGGTGCTCCAATTGCTATTAGACTAAGAAGAATGTGGTACATAGGGATGAACGAACCCGTTCCGAGTCGGCTTACTTGCGTCCCTTTCGGGATGAACGATTGTGTTTATATTAACACAGTTATATTATATAGTCAAGTAGTTTTGTAACAACTGTTACAATTCTTTAGGTAAACCGTAATGATAATCATCTGTGTCTCCATATCTCTCCATAAAACCACGTTCTACACTAAAAATTCTAGTTGATACCTTAAAGTCAGGCATCTTTGGTTGCTTAGGTGTCAATGAGTTATCATATATTCTCATTCTATTATTAGGATACAAAGCAAACTGACCATTACTTAATTGTATAAGATTATGACTCTTATGTTCTGAAGGTGTCTCTGCTGTACTGTAGTCAGGTGTATCAGGTTCATCATGATAGTTATCAATCGTAATTACATACTTACCAAATTGAGATCCAAAATCTCTGGTGTATAATTCATAGTCCATAGAACCTATAAACTGTTTGCATATAGTTGTAACACCATAGTCCATACAGTTCCAGAACTGTAAGTTAGGTAGATCCATGTCAGGATCAGGTGTCTTAGGTTCACTTACAAAGGCACTGATAGGTAACTTATCATAGATTGCTGCATACTCTGGTAAGTATGTTTCAAAATAAAATGCCCTACCAGGCATTGACTTACATGATACCCAAACACCTCTTGTAAATTCACCATGACCTGATTGAAAATCAGTAAGGTATTCTTTTCTAACCCACACTTCTTCTGCGGGCATGTTAGAAATCAAAGTTGCCATTAATTATTTTTTTGTAGTTTTTCAACAACAGTTTGTGCTTGCATAGGTGCTATGTCATTAAGACCATTAGCATCAAACCAAGGAGCATTTTCCCAATCAAATCCTTCACCGAATGTATTGTCAGGTGACATGACATACCAATGACACTTTGCATCAGGTATATCTACAGCACACACTGCCCAATCATCTGCCCACTGTGGTACTTGAACGTACATAACAGGTAGATGATTAGCAAACAATGAAAGTATGAAGGAAAATATAATCATTATTTTAGTTCTCCCTCTGCTGAGGATCTCTTTTTCTTTCTTCTCTGTGGTGGAGTTGCATTCTTATTCCAAAGATTAGGTCTCATTGTACCCTTAGATTGCTTCAATGATTTAAATCCCTTCTTATACTTGTCATAATAATGATCAAATATATCTACAGCTTTCTGTGCCATAGCAATATCATGTATTAAGTTACCCTCAACTTCATACTGAATTACATATGCAGTATAAGGTAACTTATTATTGTTATCTTTTTCAAGATCACATTTTTCATGTATTACAGTAACGCTCATGAGCGACCACCCCATTCAATTGATGGATACGCTTCAGTTACACATGCTTTAGTGATCTTCCAACGCTTACCGATCTGTTTATCCTTTGCAAGAACTAGAACCTCTGCTTCACCAGCAGATAATCCTTCTAGCATCTGAACAAACATCATCTCTCTTTTATTCTGACCTACATTAGAACCACCCTTAAAGAAATGATGAAGTAATCGTGCTTCTTTCTGTAAGTTAGTATGTTCTGTACCTAGTGGTGCATCATTAGGTGTGTAAGGTACATCACCTGGTGGTAACATACTCACGATAGAGTCATCAAAATTGATAATAAAAAGCATTCTCAATGCTGGAGTATTAAATTTCTCAAGCAAAGCAATCTTTTCTTTTTTAGTCTTTGCGTTTGATACTTTTTGTAGTATCTCATGCATCAAGAGTTTCATCTTCGTCATCCTCATTAATAAATTTTACTGATAATAGTTCTTCATGTAACCAATTTCCTTGTTGGTCATACATTTCTGGATGATTTTCGTATTCATCCTTTGACCACATATAATCGTGGACAAAATCTTTGGCAGTCCATCCTGCTACTATACCGACACATAAAAATATGAATGATGTGGTCGCTGAAAAAAATAAAAGGGTGGTGTCTGCCATGTCAACTCCGTATAGTGGTTTACTTATGTTTCTCCCACCTTAATTCAAAGTTGAAATGCCACGCACGTTTAAGGAGAGAAAAAGTTTTTTTAATAGTGAAACCTTTAGAAGGTTTCTCATATGTTTTTGGTTTAGCCCTCCTTAACATGAGCTCTATACCTTTATTTATAGACAGTTTTTCATTTGTTGACACTTACTAACCCTTCCTTTAAGAAAAATTTTGCTGTTTCAACTAAACCACCTATCTCTTTTCCATCTATTATAACATACGGATATGCTTGAACGTGAGGATATAGTTTAATAAATTCCTCCCTAGTTATGTTAGTACCTACTTCACTAGCATGATACTGAACATTCGCTCTGTCACATAGTTGCTTTGCTTGATCGCAATAAAAACAACCAGACGTAGTATAAATTAATATTTCCATAAAAAAATGGGAGGTCTCCCTCCCATTGTATCAGATTGTCAAGAGTGTGTCAACCTATTGAAGGTGCAGTTAGTGCAACCTCTGTAGACTCAGCAGATGCTAGGTCTAATGGGAAGTTGTGTGCATTTCTTTCATGCATAACTTCCATTCCAAGGTTTGCTCTGTTAAGAAC